AGCATTAGCTCGGAGTTGGATGACAATATCAGCTTTGAATGAATAGTATTTGGATACTATATATTTCGGCATAGTACTGTTGAGATATGTGATCACTCTGAAAATGGCCAGAGTAGCTCCCACGCTAGAATTTACGGTATATTTCACCCGATCGAATCTGTATGGTCGCGACATCTGATCCTGGATATCATTGAGTCGTTCTGCGTTGATCACATGTTCATCCTTCGGTTGAGATAGCGTTTGTTGAGCAGCATTGCCCGAATCTTCGAAGAACAAAATGTCCTTCTGTATTGTTGTTGTTGTTTCATTTGTTATTAGGTTGTTAAGTGTGTTTGTTTCAGACTGTTGTTCCATGTTTTGTTGTTTGTTGGTTCTTTTTGCGATGGTTTTTGGGGCGAGGGAGACTTGCATCTTGATTCTCCTGTCTGACCAACGAACCACTTTACTCACCCCCGTATGATGAGCAAACCGTCACAGGTAGCTAATGTAAGGAAAATCCTTTTCATAGCCACCTGTTTTCACGAGTCCAATGTAATATCCTTGTTGGTGTTGGGGCAAGCGAATATTGAGTTCTTCCATAAAGACCGTCTGAATCTTCTTGGACCAAAATTCATATTCCTCCTCAGAATGCAAAGCCCACTCGGCAATGGCCATCTTTGCATTTTCCACCAGTGTTTCCGTGTCCGATCCTTTCTTTTGCCATTCCATTCGATTGTTGATTGATTTTCGCTCCAGAGGCCCGACCCACAAGGAATCAGCCCAGCGAAAACCGCGCTTCAGGAAACTTACCTTAGTCAAAGTTGATGTTGGTTCGACTATAGCTTTCTTGTCCGCATCGGTGTATGTCATACCAATCTCCGGAAAGATTTCCGACATGACCAATTGATTGAAGTATGGTACCACTTCTTCTCGAATGTTGAGCACATTATCATCACCATATGAAATCATGGACACGTCATCGTTGAATTCGCGTTCCAGACCAGCTTTTTCCATCGCTCGATAATACACGTATCGACACATCAGGGAATTGCAGATCGAATTGATGATTGTAGTTGCCGGGTTGCCAGATGGTTGCGAGTGCGTCCACTGATACACATTATCTCCAGCGATATGGAACGACTGAGCCACATCCTTCCACAGTGTCTCTCGGATCAGATCATTGCCATCATTGTACCACTCATTGGCATAGTCCAGCACTTTCCAGACGAAATAGGGATTGAGGTTTCCGTCATAATCTGTAAAATCGCCAGCGACAACGTCATCTCCCTTCCGTTGGAGATGTCTTGCCAGCTCGTGCCATTCCACAGTTTGTGCCTT